ATCGCTGTCACGGACGAGGAGCGTCAGAACACCGACTCTCCGATGTCGCCTGACCGTGATGCCACGGAGCTGGTGACCTCGAAGGTCCTGCTGGGCCGCGAGATCGTGATGCGCGACATGGTCACGACCGCCGCGAACTACGCTTCGGGTCTGACCGTCACGCTGTCCGCTGCGGCCATCACCGGTCCGCCGTCGTATGGCGTTCAGTGGAACCTTGCGGCCGCGACGCCGATCAAGGACATCCGGACCGCCAAGGCAGTCATGCACGCCAAGTCCTGGGTGCAGCCGACCGTCGCGGTGATCCCCTACCAGGTCATGACCGCTCTGGAAGACAGTGCGGACCTGATCGACCGCATCAAGTACTCCGAGCGTGCCATCCTGACGCCCGAGCTGATCGCGACCATGCTGGGCCTGTCCAAGGTCATCGTGCCTGGTGGCGGCTACAGCAACACCGCGGCTGGTCAGGCCGTCGTGCCCGGTTACATCTGGGGCAAGGACGTGCTGCTGGCCTTCGTGCCCGACCGTCCGGGTCTTCGTCTTCCGGCCTACGGCTACGAGTTCGTCTGGGGCTACGGTGGCGGTACTCCGCAGGCCGTCGACCGCTGGCGTGAAGAGCGTCGCAAGTCGGACGTCCTTCGGGTCTCGCGTCGGTACGACCTCAAGTTCATCGGCGTCGATGGCTCCGGTGACACCCTCGTCGGATTCCTCTTCAAGAATGCGGTGGCGTAATGGCTGACCAGGAAGAGAAGAAGGAGAAGGACGGCCGCCTCGTCGCAATGTCTGCGATCGGCAGCTACCAGAAGGGTGAGTACGTCGACTCCGGCGACTTCACCAAGCTGGAGCTCGACACCTTCACCGAGCAGGGCATCCTCTGGACTGAGACCCAGTGGATCGCCAAGTACAAGACCGAGCCCGTCGAGCACAAGGATCCCGCTCCTGGTCCGGAAGGTCAGTTCCTCGGCAAGCCGACGGCCCCTCTGACCACCGCTCAGGCTGCGACCGTTGTGCAGGACACCAACCCGGCTCTTCGCCGTGAGGGTGACCAGCGAGTCGAGACCACTCAGAGTGGCCAGACTCCGGACGAGCGCAAGACTGCCGCAACGCCTCCGGGTGCGGTGGCTCGTCCTGCTACGTCGACTCCGACGGTCAAGTCCGACGGTCAGAAGAAGTAGCAGGACGAGGAGGTTCAGCCCGTGGCACATATCGTTGAGTCCGACGTACAAGCTTGGCTCGAAGAGTCCAAGCTCACCATAGGCACCTTGGACGTGACGCTCGAACAGCAGATCGCAACCGAGGTCCTAGGGCGACTGGTGACTGCAGCGTATGATGTCACGGGCTGGACCGACCCTACGAACACTCCCAAGCTTGTCAAGAAGATCATAGCCATGTTCTACGCTGGCTGGTTCTATGACAAGATGTACAGCGAGACCGCAGACACCAACCAGTACGCACAGAGGCTGAAGCGAGCCGCCGAGACTCTGCTTCAGGGTATCATCGCAGGCATGACGGACATCGAGGAGGTGCCGGGATTGACTCAGTTAGGTAACCCGGTCTTCTTCCCGACCGATGCCAGCAGCGCACTACACTATGACGAGTATGATGTGGGCGACGGTCCCGCAGCCTTCGGTATGGGGGCGAGGTTCTGATGCCTAAGCCTAAGAAGCCAGCGAAGATCCCAGTCAAGGGTCTTCGCATCGACATCGGCCTTCAACTTCAGTTCAAGCCGTCGATCGGTATCTCGGCAAAGAATCTTGACAAGTTCGGAATGAACATCAAGTCGTTCCGAGAGCCTCTGAAGCGTTCTATCCAGCAGGTCCTAGCGCCTAGCTTCAAGAAGAACTTCGACATGGAAGGTCGTCCCGCTAGCTGGGAGCCTCTGGCCGAGTTCACTATCGAGCAAAGAGGGTCTGCAGGACCCATCTTGAATCGCTCGGGCCTGCTGAAGAGAACGATCCAGCAGTTCAATATCTGGAGCGTCGACACCCAGAAGGCGGCGATCGTAGACCTGCCGTCGAAGGTCTGGTACGGTAAGTTGCAGCAGGCTGGCAGCATAAAAGGAGCTGCTCTGCCTGCACGTCCGTTCGTCCTTATTCAAGACCCTGAGGACTACGATGGCATCGAAGAAGTGTTTGGCAAGTGGCTACAAGAGCGGGCCATCGCTTCCGGTGCCTTCACGCAGAGCCCTAGGGGGACATAGTGACGGATCTGACTGACAGTACTTATGAGGTCACTAGGGCCGTCCACCAACTCTTCGAGGAGAACAAGGTCGGGCTTGGTCTCCTCGATGTCTACTACGGAGACCAGGACAAGCTACCGCGCACTCCTTGTGCGGCTGTCGAGTCCGGAAGTAAGAATCGTCAACTGAATGGCGCACCTCGACGTACGCTAGTGACGATAGATGTCTATGTCATCATTTACTTCGGGAGAGTAACCGACGGTCAATTTAACCAGGCCGAGTCGGAAAAGATGGCTGAGGCGGCTGAGGCGCTGCTTCACCAGAACGAGGACCTGAACGGACTAGTCATCCATAGCTTGGTCGTGACGAACGAGCCGGGTTACGTTATCCGAGGTGGAGCACAAGTCAAAGCCTCACGACTTACTTTCCAGTGCACATCCCAAAAGATGTTGCCATACAGTGCAGGAGGTGAATGATGGCTTATAAGATTATGGTCAACCAGCCGAACCTTGCTCCGGGCACAGAAGTGTTCATCGACGGGCTCGGTACGTTCGAGAACGGCAAAGAGCAGATTGTCTCGGCGGAACAGATTAACCACTTCCGCAACGCTCACGGCCATGTCGATGATGCAGGTCAGTGGGTGCAGGGGCCGACTCTGTCGCAAGCAGGGATTGTCGGCCTGACCGCCGAGCGAGTGAGTGACAATCCCGACGGCGGCACAGTGGCACAGACTCCCGCCCCGACGAAGAAGAAGGAGGGTGACAAGTAATGGCAGTCGGAATTGGTGCAGGCGGGTTCATGGGCATTGCCCTTGAGACTGTGTCTGGCACTTACGAAGCACCAACCAAGTTCTTCGCCTTCGAGTCGGAGTCCCTGGCCTATACTCAGGAGACCAACTTCCGCCGGCCGATCAGGAAGTCCGCTTCCATCATCGGTGCGGTCGATGGCAACTCTCGTGTCGAGGGTGACATCAGCATGGAGGCGTTCGAGGACATTGTCCCGTACTTCCTCTACGCCTCCCGTGTTTCCATTGTGAAGACCGGCGCTGCACCGAACTTCGTCTATACTGTCACGCCGACCGCTGCGGCAGTCCCCACGAAGACGATGTCTATCACGGTCGTCCGTAACGGCGTGGCCTTTGGCTACTCCGGCATGGTGGTCGGCAGCTTCACCCTCACGGTCGAAGACGGCACGCTGAAGTTCAACCCCAGCCTCATCGGCCGGGATGAAGCGAACCAGACAGTTCCGGTTCCAGTCTTCTCCACCACGACTCCTTTCGGTGCTGGCAAGTACAACATCCAGATCCCCACTGCCAGCCAGGTGTTCGATGCAGACGGTTTCGACTTCTCGGTTGATGACTCCGCTGAGGCTCAGTACCGTCTGAAGGACACCGGACGTGGTGCTCAGTTCATCAGCTACGGAGAACGTTCGGTCACTCTGACCATGGAGCGGGACTTCGAGACCCGAACTGAGTACGACGCCTACAAGGCACTCACGGCGCAGAGCGTCACGCTCACGGCGACCAAGGGTACCAACAACCAGATCTCCGTTGTCATGCCCGCGGCCATCAAGGACGAGTACACGCTCGGCCTGTCGGGTCAGGGTGACCTGATCCGTGCGAGCATCACGTACAACGGTGTCATTGATGCTTCCGGTAACGACTACACGCTCGTGGTCAAGACCCAGGAAGACGTCACCCCGTAGTAACATTCCTCACAGGAAGAGTCAACCAACCGATGAAGAAGATCCTCCTCACCCTCGTCGCCACCGGCTCCGTTGCGGTTCTCGCCTTCAGCGGCTTCGCGGCCACCTCCGCCTCGGCGGCTGCTCCTGTCCTCGGCCAGTCCCGCGTCAAGATCACCCAGCTCGGCACGGACGCCATGGGTGCCGACAGCTTCCGCAACCGCAACGCGGAGTTCATCGAGTTCAAGAACGTTGGCGCCCAGCAGGTCAACGTCAAGGACTGGGAGACCGCTGACGCGTGGGCGTACGGCGACACCTCCGACAGCAAGTGCAACATGGTCAAGCTGACCGCCGCCAACACCGACCTCACCGATGGTACGGGTGGCGAGCTCTTCCTCCAGCCGGGCGAGGCCGTTCGAGTCTACACGGGCTTCGGCCCTGCGGCCGGCGAGACCCGCGGCGCCTTCCACAACGTGTTCATGAACAGTGGGTTCGCTCCTCGTGCGGGCTGCGGCCTGAACGGGCAGTACTGGACCAACAACGCTGACGACGCGTACCTGCTCAACGCCGACGGCGACGTGGTCGCTCACGTCTCGTACAACCACCACGGCGGCTACGAGACCAGCTTCCCCATCAGCTAGTCACACCGCAGTAACCTAGGATCACGCCCCTGTGGAGTCTCTACCAGACACCCAGGGGCGTGTTCCAAAGTAATACACTCTAGGGAGAGTGCAATGCCAAGGGCAACAGTTAACCTAGCCGACACCGAGCGTGTC